CCGCCCCGGTTGGGGATGCCGTAGCCCATCGGGTAGGGCGTGGTGACGATGGCCGTCCTGGGCGCGCCCCAGCTGCCGTAGCGGCCCGCCAGGCCGAAGGCGAGGCCAGGGGCTCCCCAGCCGCCGCAGTCAGCCGGTCGCCACGGCTCGTAGATGTCGGGGTGATTGCCGGTGAGATCGAACACCGCCTGATCGACGGCGCCGCGGGTGTTGCGATGCCGCACGATCTCCTTGCGGATCCGCGTCGAGTAGGCGGCGTCGGTCTCGGCGCCGATGCGCCGGAAATAGGGGCCGAGGAAGTCGTTCGCGATCAGTTCGAGCCAGCCACCCGTGGCCGTCGCGATCCGGGTCTGAAGCTGGACGTAGGCGATCAGGCCCCAGAGGAAACTCAGCGCCCAGGCCGCGCCGTTGAGGCACGCGGTCAGCACCGGGGCCAGGGTCTCGTCGGCGCCGAACCACGGCGGCAGGTTCCGCCGGATGCGGGCGAGCAGGTCGGCCTGGTCCCCGGTCATCAGGTGAGCGCCATCGTCCCGGCCTTGGCGACCTGGTTGACGGTGATGGCGAGGTCCGTGGTTCCGCTGTTGAGCGTCAGGCCGACGATGTCGGTAATGTCCGGCGAGGCGTCATAGGCGACCTGGTAGAGCCGCGACCAGGACAGGCCTTCCCCCACGGCCCGGAGATTGATGTAGGCGCTCACCGCGGCGTTGGCGGCCGTCACGGCGGCCGTGTGGTCGGCGCCGGCGGCCGTGGTAACCGAGCCCGCCACAGCGACGGTGACGATGCTGGGAGCGAAGACCCCGAAGCCGGAGGTTATCGCCCTCACCGGGTCGATCGCGAGAGCAGCCGCGGTCAGCAGCGAACTCGGCGGCGAGCCCGATCCGTCGTCCACGACCACGTAGAAGAACCCCGGGTTGGAGGTGCCGTCGTGGTTCAGGTTCTCCACCAGCGTGCAGGTCACACCCAGCTGCAGGGCGGTCACCGCGTACTTGCAGGCGTCCGGCGTGCCCTCGCGCAGGCTCTTGATCCAGGCCCGGAAGCGCACGGTCATCGCCGCCGTCGTCTCGGCGTCGAGACCGCCCCCGAACGCCAGGGGGTTGGTCACGGTGTCGATGCCCGGCAGCGCGCCGGTGATGGTGTTCGCCGTACCGGCGACGAGGTTCCCGGTCCGGCCGGCGGATAGCGCCATGGCGGGCACGCTCACCGAGGCGACGGTGTTCGCCATCACATAGCCGCCGAGCACCGAGTTGTAGGCCGGGTTCGTGGGGTCGATGGTGACGACGACCTTCTGGGTCCCATCGGCCGTGGAGACCGTGGAGCCGAACGGCACCAGCGCATCGCCGGTCGCGGTGAACCGGGTGAAGGTGAGCGCCCCCTTGCCGAAGGTCGCGCCCTGGCGCGCGAACGCCGCCGGCAGGTCCGGGGAGTAGGCGGCCCCGAAGTCCGCCACAAAGCTGTCCGCATCGGCGTCGGTCGGCGAGGTCGCCAGGCGCGTCAGGGCGGCCACGCGCAGGATGAGACCTTGCAGCCACAGCCCCACGCCCGCGACGGCCTCGATGACGGCGCGCACGATGGCGCCGACCGACACGTCCACCAGCCCTGAGGCCCGCGCCTGGACGGCTGCGGCCTGGCCCTGGACGAGCTGGGCGAAGGTCTTCGTCGTGAGATCGGCCACGAATTACCCTTCGACGCTGAAGCTGAGCGAGACCGGCTGTCGGTCGGGCAGCACGGTGTAGGAGATGGCGACAGAGAGGCCGCCGGGGATGAGCCGGGCCTTGATGGTTGGGCCCGGCGACTTCGCGACCGACGCCTCGAGGAGCATCTGGCCGCGGATCAGGGCCTGGGTCTTCGGCAGGTCGATGGCCTGGCCGACGAGCTTGGGCAGGCCGGCGCCGTAGGCCGGATGGAAGATGTAGTCGCCGGGGTTGGTCAGCAGGCGGCGCAGGACGCGCTGCTTCGAGCGATCGGCGTGGCTGGCCCGCGAGAAGTCTCCGGTCAGGCCGAGGATGACGTCGCCGCCCCAATAGTGGCCGACGTCGTCGAGGGCGGTGAGGTCTGCCATGGGCCTCCCCTAGTCCGGCGCCGAGGTGTGGGACGATCCCGACTGCACCGAGCCGTGGGTATGGGTCTTCAGATGCTTGCCGCCGCCGACAACGTCCGTGGTCGCGGTGATGATGGTGTCGCAGGTGATGTCCTGCGTCGTGTGCAGCGTCCCGTCGTGGGTCCAGGGGCCCTTCGAGTGGATGCCTGCGTCGGCCTCGATCTGGAGCGTCCCGTCCGTCTGCAGCTTGATGAAGGCGCCGATCTTGTGGACCAGCCAGATCTCGCCGGCGGGCACGCTCGGCGGCCGGTCCTCGTCGTTGGGCAGGAACCCGGAGACGCGCCCGACGTCGCCGTCACCCTCCTGGAACTCGACCGAGCACGGATCGCCCACCTGAGGCGCCGCGTAGATGCCCCAGCCCGCGCCGACCTGGAGCGTCTTGATCGGGATCCAGCCGGTCTCGGTGTCCTGCGGCTGCAGGCGGACCTTCACCGCGAAGTGGTCGGGGTCATAGGACGAGACGATGCCGTCCCGCGTGGGCGACTGCAGCGCGCCCCCCATCTGCGCCGCCTGGGCGATGCGCGCGCGCCACGCCGCGGTGCTCATAGGGTGGGTTCCGATTGTCGTCCCACCCGCGCCTGATATAGTCGCGTCGGCACCTTTTTAGAAAGAACCAACATGACCTCCGAAGCTTCGGTGAGCGTTCCGCTGACCCGCGGTTACACGGCAATCGTCGACCCCGACGACGCTTGGGTGCTGCAACACAAGTGGTATGCGAGCGTGCGATCGGGCGGCCGGGTCTATGCCGCTCGCAGCGTGAAGACCGCGCGAGGTGCCGGTACAGTTTTGCTCCATCGCGTCGTGATGGGCGCCTCTGGGACGGCGCTGCACGTGGACCACATAAACGGCGACAGCCTGGACAACAGGCGCGCCAACCTCCGCGCCGTCACACCTCAGCACAATCACTGGAACATCAAAGCCGCCCACGACACCAGCAAGAGCGGCGTCATGGGGGTGTACCTCTGCCGGAGAACCAATCGCTGGCACGCCGCGATCAAAACCCACGGAAAGACCCGGTCTCTCGGCTACTTCGATGACCTTCAGCAGGCCGCCGCAGTCCGCCTCGCGGCTGAGCGCGAGGTCTGGGGCATTCAACCCCGCCGCGCCCACCTGCACGCTGCCTACGAAAGTGTGCCCGTCCCCCCGGCGACGGGCCTGCGCCGCAACAATACATCCGGCCAGACCGGCGTATCCTTCAGCACTGAGCGGCAGGCCTGGACGGCAACCCTCAAGATTAAGCATCACACTCATTTCCTCGGCCGCTTTGCCACCAAGGAGGAAGCAATCGAGGCGAGACTTGCTGCCGAGCGTCAAAGGGTGGGCTCAGACTCGACCGCGTGATTTTTGGCCTCGACCGTCCAGCCGTAGCCGCCGTCCCAGGCCAGGGTCCGGGCGATGCTGGAGGGGTAGAACACCTGGTCGAAGGCGCTGCCGGTGCCCTCGACCTTGATCACGTCCTCGATGCTGAGCAGGTTGTCCGCCGGCCCATCGAAGCTGAGCTTAACCTCGTGCTTGGAGATCTCGTCGCGGATCTGGTCGGCCCGCTTCTGCGCCTGGTCGGGGGTCAGCCCCGCGATGGTGTAGCTGTACTTCTGGACCTCGCCGCCACCCTTGCCCTTGGCCCGCTTGGCGATCCGGCTGAAGGCCTTTTTCGACTTCGAGTTCCAGCTATGGACCGTGACCTCGATGTCCTTGGCGACCGTGAGCGTGCGCGAGAGTTTCACGCCCTCGGCGTTCCACCTCGCCGGGCCGTCGTCGCTCGGCGGCTCCCGGCGCAGAACCCAGGGCTCCTGGCTCTCGGTCGGCTTCGGCTGGAAGTGGAGATCCTTGCCCTTCATGAAGACGACGAACTGCTCCTCGCGCGCCAGCCAGGTCAGCAGGTCCCATTCGGTGCGGTCGTCCTTCAGGTCGACGTGGTCGATCTGGTAGTATTTCCCGACCTTGGCCGTGGTCGCCGTGACGACGGGGGTGAGCCCGTACTTGCCGGCGAGCAGGCTCGCGATCTCGGAGGCGGTCTGGTTGACGTATTTCTCGCTGGTCTTGTGGTCGACCAGTGGGGCCGTCAGGTCGCGGCCGGTGATCTCCATGGTCAGGTCGGCGAAGTCGACGCTGATCTCGTCCACCACCCCGAAGAACACGCTATCGAGGTCCGCCGCAGTGTAGGCGTCGGGGTCCGCCGGGAAGCCCGCGAAGAGCTCGACCTCGATCTTGACCTGGGTCGCCCACCAGCTGAGATCCCGATCGGCCGGCAAGCCCGACAGCGCGAAGTGGGCGCTGAAGGTGTCGGGCTGATAGAACTCGTTCTCGTCGGTCTCCCAATGCGTCCAGCCGGTCACCGCCGCGCCGTTGATCTTGATGGCGCCGCGCGGCTGGCGGCCGGCCGAGGTGAGCGGCAGGGTGTTCTTCACCCCAGCACCCCGCCCGAGCCGGACGCTGACGGCGGCACGCGGATCGTCTGCAGGCCGGCCAGGACCGGGTCGATCAGGCCGTTGGCCTCGGCGATCGTCGTCCACTCCGAGGCATCGCCGTAGACGCGGCTCGCCAGGCCCAGCAGGTCGCCGCCGGCCATCACCACGTCAGCCCCGCTGGCGCCAATGTTGGCCAGGTTCTTCGCCATCCGGCCCAGGGTGTTCTGCAGGTCGTAGAGGTCCGCGGAGGACGCCACGGCCGAAGCCTGCCCCATGAGGCTCTGGACCATGCCGAGGGGCGAGCCGCCCGCAAGCACGCCGCCCAGGCTCGCGGCGCCCGAGAAGATCGCCTCCGAGCCGCCGATCAGGTCGGTCACGCGGGACTGCACCGAGGCGATGGGCGCGAGGATCGAGGCCAGCGCGCCCTGCCCCGCGCTCGCGAAGCTGGAGACCTGCGAGATCGCCGATTGAACGGTGCCCAGCATCCCGGTGAGCGTCGTGTCGCCGATGACCGAACCCAGCGAGGTCGCCTCGTCCATGTCCGAGGCGATCATCTCATCGACCGTCGGGCCTTGGCCGGGGCCTTGGGGGTCGGAGTCGTCCGTGACGATCTCGCAGGAGATCGAATAGGGGATTTCGTAGGCGCGCTGATAGTCCGGCAGGAAGTGCAGGATCTTGACGGTGAACGCGAGCTCGCCCCAGGTCAGGGTCAGGTCGTTGCCGGCCTTGCGCTTGGCGTCGATCTCCGAGGCGCGGGAGAGAGCGTCGGCGCCGCGGAAGCGGCCGCTCCATTCCAGCGGCCGATCATCCCGGCCCATGGCGTCGATT